TAGTCTGCGGTATGCACGGCGGGCGTGCCCCTCAGGTCAAGCGCAAGGCTGCTCAGCGCTTGGCTGACCTGATCGACCCCGACCGAGCGCTGCGCGAGGCTGCGCGGCTCGCGTACTCGGATATCGGCGCGCTGCTCGACGATCGTGGCAACCTGCTTCCTATCAGAGCCTGGCCCCGCGAGATACGCGCTGCGGTCGGCCAGGTCGAGGTCGTGCGCCGCAACGTCGACAGCGGAGACGGGCACACGGACGACGTGCTTAAGGTGCGTTTGTGGGACAAGCCGCGGGCGCTCGAGCTGCTGGCGAAGCACTTGGGCCTGCTCAAGGAGCGGCTCGAGGTCGACGTGAGCGAGGGCCTGGTGGAACGCCTGCTGGCTGGGCGCCGGCGCGTGGCCGAAGACCGGACAAGGCCCCCCCCAAAATAAATCTCGCAGGATTCGACCGAAACGACCGAACGGGGCTTGACAGCGTCGCTAGCGCTAGCTATATTGGGTAGTATAGGAGGGCGCGAAAATGATGCTCAAGAACGGCGGGTGGCACTCGATGGGGCAGTACTACTCGATCCTGCGCACGGCGGTCAATCTTCAGCTCGTGCAGAACGCCCTGGATGCGGACACGGACGGTGACGCGGTCGAGTATGAGGTCCGCACGCCCACGTCGACGACGACCTATGCGCACAAGTCCAGCGCGCTCCGCGCGTGGCGTCGCATCGCGGCCGAACAGTCGTAGCCTGCTCCAGCCCGCCCCTGAGGCGGGCTGCATGGAGGTTGAAATGAGCACGGTGCCGATCCGGGTGAAGGTAGTGAGCGCCGGGCCGAAGCCGGGCGACCGAGTGCGGGTGCGGGGCCTCGACGGCGAGTGGGAGTACGTACGGCGTAACGCGTGCGCCACCTATCTGCGCCGCGTCGCAACTCACACCGTAACGCTGACCGACCGCTACGGGGAAGAGCGCACATTCGAGGCAGCGACCGCACGGACAGAAGCCTTCGCTGCATCGCTCGGCCTGGAGGTCGCATGATGGCGCGTCTGACGATCGGATGCCCCGAGCATGACGATCCTGAGACCGACGATGATCCCTGCGCCTGCGGGCATCCGCGCTACCACCACGACGACGGCGAGGGCGCGTGCCTGGACTGCACCTGCTCGGAGTGCGACGCGGCGCAGACGACCTTGACACCCGACAGCCACCGCTAGTACGATCTGGGCGTGCCCGCCGTCCCTCATTCGGCCCCCGACATCCGGCCGCAGCTGGGGCGGACGCCATGAGGACGCTGGTGCTCTCGCTGTTCCCTGGCATCGGCCTACTCGACCGCGCATTCGAGGCGCGAGGGTTCTGCGTGGTGCGCGGGCCCGACGTTCTGTGGGGTGGCGACATCCGCACCTGGCATCCGCCCCCCGGGAGGTTCGATGGCGTGATCGGGGGCCCCCCCTGCCAGGCGTTCTCGACACTCGCCAACCTCGTCCGGGCGAAGGGCCACGAGCCGCGGTTCGGGAACTTGATCCCCGAGTTCGAGCGGTGCGTGGCCGAGGCGCAGCCGGCGTGGTTCCTGATGGAGAACGTGCGGGGGGCGCCCGTGCCCGCGGTGGCCGGGTATGCCGTGTCGTCCTTCACGGTCGGCAACGAGGCGATCGCGGGTGACGACGCCCTCGGCCAGGCGCAGGAACGCGTGCGGCGGTTCAGCTTCGGGATGCGAAACGGCCAGGTCGTGGATCTCCGGAAGTACATCCAGCTCGCGGCGTTGATGCTGCCGCGGACCTCCGGCGCTGTGACGCAGACATACATCAACAACAGCGAGCAGGCGAAGCGGCGAACGCCCACCGTGGCTGCGGCGCACTCGGGCGCAAAGAGGCGGCCCAGGGGCGACCATCTCGTCGTCTACCAGTGGCAGCGCATGCTTGAGCTGCAGGGCTTGCCGCCGGACTTCCTCGAGCATGCCCCGCTCACGGTCGAAGGCAAGCGCAAGGCGGTGGCGAACGGCGTGCCCTTGCCGTTGGGCCGAGCGATCGCGCGCGCGGTGCGCGACGCTATCGCGGCGGATCCGTTGACATCGGGCAGCAACCGCTAGTACGCTGCTGACGTGCCCGTGGCCGCCCGTCCAACCTCTGACGATCAGCTCGCGGACGAGGTCGCACGCTTTTTCGCGGACCCGCTCGGGTTCGTGCTCTTCGCGTACCGGTGGGGCGAGCCCGGGGCGCTCGAGGGCCACGACGGGCCCGACACCTGGCAGCGGAAGTTTCTCGAGGGCATTGGCGCCGAGGTCAAGCGCGCGGGGTTCGACGGGCTGACGCCGGTCGCACCGATCAGGCGCGCGGTGGCGTCAGGCCAAGGGCCGGGGAAAACGACAATGTGCGCGTGGCTCGTGGACTGGATCATGAGCACACGTCCACAAGCGCGTGGCACCATCACCGCCAACACGTTCACGCAGCTTCAGACGAAGACCTGGGCTGCGATCAAGGAGTGGACGTCGAGGTGCATCACTGCGCACTGGTGGGTGATCGGCGACCAGCGGATGTATCACAGAGACTTCAAGGACTCCTGGTTCTGTGCGCCGCAGTCGTGCCGTGAGGAAAACAGTGAGGCATACCACGGCCAACACGCCGCGACATCCACCAGCTTCTACATCTTCGATGAGGCGAGTTCGATCAGCAGCAAGATCTTCGAGGTGGCCGAGGGCGGACTCACAGACGGGCAACCGATGATCTTCATGTTCGGCAACCCCACGCGCAGCGTAGGGAGCTTCCACAACGCAGCGTTCGGTCATGACCGCGGACGCTGGCACCCGACGGTGATCGACTCGCGCGAGTCTCGGCTGACGAACAAGGTGCAGATCGCGGAGTGGGAGCAGGAGTTCGGCGAGGACTCGGACTTCTTCCGCGTTCGCGTCCGCGGCATTCCGCCGCGGGCGAGCGATGCGCAGTTCATCGACCACGAGCGTGTACTGCAAGCGCAACGACGTCAGGTTGTGGTGCTGCCCGACGAGCCGCTGGTAGTCGGGTGCGATCTTGCGTGGGGTGGCGAGGACGACAACGTGATCCGGTTCCGGCGTGGGTTCGACGCGCGGTCGATTTCTCCGATCCGGATCAAGGGCGAGTTCACCCGCGACCCGGCGGTGCTCGTGAACCGGCTGGCGGATGTGCTGTCGCGCACGTGGGACGAGCATCCGGTGGCGGCGCTGTTTCTGGACAGTGCGGGGATCGCGGGCCCGGTGGGCGCGCGGCTCCGGGCGCTTGGGTTCCGCCAGGTGCGCGAGATCAACTTCGGCTCGGACAGTCCGGACCCGAAGTGCCGGTACTATCGCGACTACATGTGGCAGCAGATGAAGGAGTGGCTGCTCCAGGGCGCGATCGACACGAGCGCGGAGCTCGAGAGCGACTTGATCGGCCCCGGCGTGCGACCCGACCCGCGTCAGCAGCGCGTGTGGCTCGAGAGCAAGGAGCAAATGAAGGGACGGGGTGTAGACTCTCCAGACGATGGGGACGCCTTGAGCCTCACGTTCGCTGCGCCGGTGGCAGTCGTCAAGCGGCCGGAGCCTCGCGTGAAACAGCCTGGGTCCTGGATGGGGGTGTAGCGTGGCCAAGCCGCGGCGCGTAGAGAGCGAGGGCCCGTCGGTGGCGGACAAGGCGATCCTCGACGAGGCCAAGAAGCGCTTCAAACAGTCGATGACTGCTGAAGCCAAGCAGCGCGACCGCGAGAAGGAAGTCCTACGCTTCCAGGTCGGCGAGTACCAGTGGGATGCTGCTGCGCGCGATGCCCGCGAGGGTGCAGGCGGTACGCAACCCAAGCGCCCGATGCTGAGCATTCCCAAGACCCGACAGCCGCTCAACCTCGTGCGCAACCAGTTCCGCGCGAGCCAACTGGGCATCAACATCCATCCGAAGAACGAAACCTCGAGCAAGGAGGGTGCCGAGATCCGCCAGGACCTGATCCGCACGATCGAAGCGGATGGCGAGGGCGCCGAGAACGTGCTGTTCTGGTCGATGGATCGTGCGCTGCAGTGCGGATCTGGGGCGTTTCGGATCCGGAACGTGTGGGACGAGGAGACGGAGGACCCGCTGGACCAGAAGCTCATCTTCGAGCGGATCTTCGACCAGAGCCTGGTGCTGTTCGACCCAGTGGCGCAGCGTGCCGATCGTAGCGACGGCCGGTTCGCGTTCGTGCTGACGTGGGTACCGGTGGACGACTTCAAGGAGCAGTTTCCGAATGCGAAGACCGACTATGGCGACGACCAGGTGTTCGAGGACTTGCGTCTGGCCGAGCCGGAGTGGGTGACGGGGGACCTGGACACCAAGGCCGTGCTCGTCGCCGAGTACTTTCGCAAGGAGAGCAAGACGCGCCGCTACGTCACGCTCGACGATGGGTCTTCTGGTTACGACGACGAGCTCCCGGCTGGACGGTCGG